CGTTCGCATCGTAGACGCTATCGTTATTGATATCTTCAGCTGGGTCTCCAGTGCCGTTGCCGTTTAGATCCCAACAGTCTAGACCGTCCGCTCCGTTGTTTCCATTATTTCCATCCGTGCCATCCGTGCCATCCGTGCCAGCTGTTCCTGGTGCTCCGTCTGCTCCATTGTTTCCATCTGCTCCAGCTGCTCCGTCTGCTCCTTTACAATCGTTTGCATCGTAGACGCTATCGTTATTGATATCTTCAGCTGGGTCTCCAGTACCGTTGCCGTTTAGATCCCAACAGTCGAGGCCGTCCGCTCCAGCCGATAATTCTATATTGTCGATGCTGTCTTGTAGTGAGGAGTATTGAGTGTTGACATATATTTCTAGATTATCGATGCTGTCTTGTAAGATCGAGTCTTGAGTGTTGACGTATGACTCTAGATTATCGATGCTGTCTTGTAAGAACGAGTCTTGAGTGTTGACGTATGACTCTAGATTATCGATGCTGTCTTGTAAGGTCGAGTCTTGAGTGTTGACATATGTTTCTAGATTATCGATGCTGTCTTGTAAGGTCGAGTCTTGAGTGTTGACGTATGTTTCTAGATTATCGATGCTGTCTTGTAAGAACGAGTCTTGAGTGTTGACGTATGACTCTAGATTATCGATGCTGTCTTGTAGAGATTCGCCTAGCTGATTAAAGCTGACTCTGTTGAGTTTTAAGCTGTCGTATAATAAGCGGCCTTGATTGGCACTAAGACCGTGATCTGTAGATCTTGATGTTAAAGAGTCTATCGGATGTATAGAACTGGCATCGACATAGTCTCTGATTTCCTCTATTCTGTCGACTAACTCAGTGCCTTTATTTGCGCTAAGTGCGGCGACTCCCGACGTTGATCCTAGGACGTCCAGCACTCTCACACTACTACCGTCGACATAAGCTTTTACACTTTGCTGGGTCGGGTACTTGGTATCGTCGTTATCGTATAAGTTGTCTTGGTCGATCATGTTGTCGATGGTCTGGTATTCCGTGCCGCCTGACTTGAAAAAATTAGAAACAATAAAATCGACGGCCTCGATATTATTATTTGCTGGCGGTTGTTGTGGGTCGCAATTAAGCCAGTCGATATCTGTGTAAACAAACGCTCTAGAGATGGGCACGTCTTTAAAGCTAATGTTACTCCGTTCGCCAGCTTTATAGAATCTAATGCTATCTGAGTCGGAGTCGATGGCCATCTCGTATAAGTCAGGTTGAGCGTAGAATAGTTCGCCATCGTCATCGACTTTGACGACTCCACTTTCTAGCTTGATAAAGGTGATGTCTTGTGCTGCAGCTGACGCCGCGTATAGAATACAAATTGCTAGTATAAGATTTTTCATTATTAATTTTTTGGTTGTTTTTTTGTTGGTCGCTAGTTACTTTATTAAGTACTCTCGTTTGTTGATCAGGTTATGGATTATCGTGTCAAGTTGCTGGAGCGTGTAGGTGCTTGAACACGGCAGATAAGACATAAAATTATCACAGGCAACTTTTCCATTATAGCCGTTGTACACGACATGATTAAGCTCGAATAAATGTCCGACCTCGTGCGCGATAGTACTGTCATCGTCGAAACTATTATCTCCAATAAATAAACTATTTAAAAACCAGTGACCTTGTATGATATCGGGGTCTACATGATTGACTGACATAAATGTAAACCCTGTTATATCTGAGTCTGACCTGGTGACATATACATTGATGACGTCGTCCTCGGTGTGACTTCTAAAGTATTCAGATTGTTCCTCGTTTAGACCTCCGTAGAATACCTCGTCTATCGTGTAGCCTCCTGAAATAAAGTTGTAAGTATTGTCATGTAACTCAAAATCGATAAGCCCGTAAAAGGCTTGATCGAGTTCGTATATCATTAGATTAGTGAGGTCGTCCGATATGCTGATTATTGTGTCCGATAAAAAGTCACTCATATAATTAAATGATAGATAGATCTTAGGTTTTGGGTGCGTCTCAAGCGCGATAATATTATCCGCTGTCGTGATGCTGTCGACGCTGGCTGCTCCGTTACTAAATCCACACTTAAACAAAGTAGGCGGCTCAGTATCTAGACATGACTGTCCGATGATCATGATAGCTAAAGCAAGAATAATTATTGTCGAAATTTTAGGGTTTGTTTTTTGTCTCATTATTTTAGTTTGGTTTTCTTGAGTTGTTTAAAATTGCCGCCGACACTCCTTTGAGCGTCGACGGCTTGATCACGATGAAAAAAGTACATCCTATGCGATAGGCGTTTTTTTGTGCCTGTATAGTCGATGAATGCTTCTAAACATTCCGATCCCATTCAGCATAATATTTTCGTAAAGTATCTCAGCTTGATCGTCTGGAATATCAAAACGATTGACGATGATCGCTTTGAGTTCTGTCGCTTCCTCTGCACTGAGATCTAGCAATTCGGCTGGTATCTTGTTGATACCTTCGATCGCTGTCGGTGCGTTGAGTGCGGCGGTTAAGAATCTAGGAGCGTCGAGGGTCGTGATCTTGTTGTCGTCTAGTGCTCCGAGCACTGCGTCGCCAAGATCAAAAATGAATTTTAGAAAATCCGTTGTTTCTTTAGTTGTTAGACTGTTATCCATTATTATGATTTATGTGGTTACTTAAAAAAATTATAATTCTAGTTTTGCTAGATAGACTCTAGGAGTGATCACGGCGATCGTAATGCTTGGCGCGACGTATGTGTACGCGTGTACTTGTAGCGGCGGTATTTTTATATAATCACCCTCTCTAAATTTGATGCGGCCCTCTGGCGAATGTTTAGCAATTAAGAGCGAGTCCATTGCGCCCCGTATTATATATAGTTCTTCCTGTTGTTCGTGATAGTGCTTTGCAAAAAAATCTCCAGCCTTACTCAAGACGCAAATAACAGTCGAGGCATCAAAATCTATTTTCTTTAATACATCTCTTATCGGTTCTTCTACTTCTTTGATAATATCGTCTTTGTGTTGCACTATTCGCAGCATCGCGCCAGTGGGCGATGTCACATAGCTGTCAGTCGGAATTATATAATTACCTAGATTGACAAGCGGAGCGGCTACGAACATAAAATTCTCTTTTAGGTTTTTAGTCTCCTCAGCGAGTGCCTGTATTGTAGCTAGTCGCTCCTCGTTTCTCTTCCTAAAATATTTACCTATACTGAACATTGAGTTAATGATTTATTATTGATAATTGGTCGTTGCTACTGATCGCTATTGATTCTTTTTTTGTATGATCTGTAATATATTTTCGTTTGTCGTGATCAAGCTTTTTATAAGATCCTTCATGTCTTTTTGATCGTGCAGCCTCAGTTCTACTTTTGCCAGTATGGCTATCGTGTCTTTTGCGGAGGTTGCTAGTGCTTCGTCTCGCGCTCTAGTGTATATCTCTAGTTCGTGCCATCTCTTATAAAATACATAAGCGACTAAAGCTAACACCGCTAAAGCCAATCCATAGCCAGCCATCGATGCTGGCGTTATCTTTAGTATTTGATCTGGTGATATAGGGTATGCCTGCAAATTCATATTTTCGGTTTAGTGATTTTCTTAAATGTTGTTTTCTTTGTTTGGTTTTGGTTGTCTAGTTTACCTGTGTTAGTATTAGATATTTTTCGTCGACCTTTGCAGACGTGCCGTCGTATATGGTAGCTCTGACGCTGACGCCATCTCCAGGGAAAAGTGTTATCATGCCAATTGTCGAAACTGAACTTTTGTAATTTGTCGAACTTACATAAGGGCTGTACGCTGGTTTGCCGAATGCTGATCCATTTTTATAAAGTTGTATTTTGATATTTGCCGTTGACGATATATAATAGACTTCGGTTTGAAAATTTACCAAATAGACGCCGCCGTGCGTGCTCGTTAATTCGTTGCTACCCGATGTCATATTATACGCCTGACCGCCGCTTCCTAGAGTTAAAGTTGTGTTTGATGTGGTTATCGTTTGACTTGAGTTTCCTGTCGTGCTTCCATATGAATAGTACTCCCATGAAACGCCAGCCAAGCCTCCACTATATAATCTCGTGCCGCTTGTTCCATGCCAGTTATCTCTATCATATAGACCGCCCTCTATTCTGACTGATCCGTCTACATGGAGGTTTTGAGTTGGGTTATTAGTTCTGATCCCTACTCTATCATTGCCGCCGTCGGTATAAATATTGACTCCGCTTTTAGTCCAAGGTAGCGACACAGTATTACCGCCACTGATTGACAAGGCTGCTCCGCTATAGCTTAAGGTTTGATCTGGGTCTCCGCCTCCGCCGCTTGGTAATGTCACGCTATTGCCTCCGCTTATGCTCAGACTAGATCCTGACACGCTTAACGTCTGATCATCTGTATCGACTTCTGTAATGTCGATAGAGCCGCCATTGGTCAGACTGATCACGTCGGTCGATGTGTTATAGCTCAGGTTTTGGGTGTCTGTATTGACTTCTGTAATGTCGATAGAATTACCTCCGCTGATACTGATGACGTCAGTAGATGTCGTATAGGACAAGCTTTGATCTGGGTCTCCGCCTGTCGGGATGGTCACGGTATTGCCGCCCGATATACTCAGACTCGATCCGCTCAAGCTTAGTATTTGATCATCTGTATTGAGCGATCCGATATTTACATATTGAACCCCAGCCCCCTCGCTGCTTGATAGCGAAATTTGTTTTGTAGTGGGTGAATAATTAATGAGCTGGTCTAATTGTAGATCGTTTCTGTTTATGCTTCCGCCGCCGTTGCTTAGTGTTAAGAGGTTCGTAGAATTATTATATCCTAGCGACTGCGTGTAGTTTGCTAAACTCACGCCACTACCTCCGCTTATGTTTAGATTGTTTCCGCTGAGGCTTAAATTTTGATTATCGGTATTTGTATTTAGTAGGGTGCTAAGGCTTATCGTGTTGCCGCCTCCGATACTTAGGTTTTGATTCGATGTATTAAAGCTGAGTGTCTGATCATCTGTATTGACCTCTGTGATGTCGATAGCATTGCCGCCGCTGATGCTGATAACGTCACTAGCTGCCGTATAGGATAAGGTTTGATCGGGATCTCCGCCGCCGCCTCCGCCGCTTGGTAATGTCACGGTATTGCCTCCGCTTATACTCAGACTAGATCCTGACACGCTTAACGTCTGATCATCTGTATTGACCTCTGTGATGTCGATAGAGCCGCCGCCTGTCAAGCTTATAATATCATTCGGGGTGCTGTAGCTCAGTGACTGGTTTGCGAGTGAGCTGAGCGATACGCTGCTCAATGTGTCGCCGTATTTTGTTAGCAAATAGAGTGAGTCGGTTGCTGTGTCAAATTGTAAGACCTTCGCAACGGTAAGCGAATCGAACAGGATGTACTTTTGTCGCCCTGTCGGGTCGGTGAAAATTGTATACCCTTCGCCGTCAGCGTGCTCTAGTTGTTTTAATTTCTGACCGTAGATCGTAGTCGTTGTTAAGATCAGTAAAATGGATAATAGTATTTGCTTCATCTAAAATTTAGGATTAATGATATAATTATGTTTGTCGTATTGATCATAATAGGTCAGGCGGATAATATACCTCTATGTAGTCGTCACCCTCTAAGGCTTCACTAAATTCTATTTCATTATTGATGCTGTTTATCGTGTATCGATTTAATTGACTTGGTGCGCTTGTGACATATCTGCACTTGACGCCGTTGAGATATACAAGGATATTTTTCTTTATAAAACCCTCGCTAAAAATTGTGGTGTCGGGTAGGGTGTTGGTGATAGCTATTTTGTTACTAGTTACATTTTCAAACTCTTCGTATAGTTTGCCGCCGCTACCTAGTGAGTCTACTATTATCGGAGTGCCAGCTGGGATAGGAGCGTCGAGTGTTTTGTTTATTATCAGTAGGCTGTTGTCTGTTGGTGTCAAGTCTTGAATAACTGTAAATCGCTCTATGTTGCCCGTCGTCTGATCGACCAGTCTGATACTGTCACCTTCATTGATCGGGCTGTATATATTTTTGTTGATCGGGATAGAAGTCAGTCCGACAGCGTCAGGTAGTCGCTCGTTAGTATAATTCACTGATCGAGGCGGCTCTAAAATGTCCGAACCAAAATTGCTGTCGGGAGGTGATCCAGGGTCGAGTCCGATAGGGATGTCTAGTCGGTCTAGAATTATCGTATCACCGATCGTGTCTTTGACCGATGGGCCGTGACCTATACTCGCCCATACACCTGAGACCTCGTCGACGCCCGTGCTCTTTTTGCCCCTCAGTATGATGTAGACAGTGCCGTCTATGTCGATCCTATTATTAAAGTATAGCGGCTTGAGTCTCCATATTGTACCGTCAAATAGTTCTGTCGGTTTTTTTCTCATCTCTAGCATCTCCTTTGCAAGTAGGGTGCTGATCCTTGTTCCGCCTGTCGCGAGTCCACTGCTCCAGCTATCGGTATCGACCCACTCCGAGCCGCTTTCGCTTTGTAGTTTTCTGTAGTTGATCTGATCGGGAGCGTCGCCTATATGACTGACAAACTCCACTACTTCGCTATTGCGCTGATCGCCTTCGCTCTTATGTATCTCGTAGTCATCCTCTGACTCATTGCCGACCGTGATCAAGTTAACTACTCTTAGCGTGTGATCTTTTGCGATCCAGTCAATGCTGTATTCGGAGTTATCAAAACTATTTCCGAGGCCATCAAATAAACCTACTAGCTCTATCTGTACACTGATGACGACGTCGTCCTCTTCTGATATTTCGGGAGTCCTGATATTGACGGTCGTCTCCTGGTAGTTGCTCACTGTCAAAAATTGGGTCGGCGGTATACTTGCACTCTGCACACTAGACCATACGTCGACCCCGTCATTAGTGTTTATTGATATCGGTTGATAATTAACGTTATGCGTGCCTATGTCTTTAGTCGTCCTAGCGATCGACTCCGTGCCGCTAGGGCTTACAAGCTTTATTCTTATCCTAAACTTTAGGCGCGTTGGGATTGCTAGAGCTGGATTTGTGATAGCAAGTCTGTGACGTATCGAAAACACGGCAGCGATATAAGCTTTTTCGGGCACGTTCATTGTGTGTATTTCCTTGAGGTCGTCGTCGTCCGTTTTCCAACTATAATTTTTTAAGATATTCGCTTGGCCTCCAGCTACATACTTGACGATGACGTGTCTTAGTGCTGGGATGTATCGCTCCAGTGGCTTGTTAAGTCTTGTATAATCTTCTCTATCAATAACGACGGGAGTCGACACGCCGACCGTGCCGCTCGCGCCTCCATAATAGAAAGTGTTACCTCCGTCAAAACTGTGACTTATCTGCTCAAAATTAAATACGCCCTGACTCTGATAGACGCGCATATTAAAACTAGTCAGCAGCATCTCCAGTACTTCGTAACAACTAAAAAACTCGTCTCTAAGTAGTGACGCATTACTAAACGAAACACCAAAAAAACCAGCTTTATAAAATGTAGAGTGTGCGACTCTTATTTTTGTTAATGGGTCTCCGCCGCCGACGCCACTAGGTCGCCAGTCCGTCGTAAAACTAAACGAGGTCGCGATCGGAACTTCTGCAAAGCATTTCATAAAATGTTCGTGTATCGTATCATTTCCTCTATATGATAAAAGCGCAGCATTGTTGGCGTAGGTTATACCCTTCATTAACTTAAAAGGGTCGGCGGCTGTTAGTTGTATTCCAGCCCGATACTCCTGTCGTCTCACAATAGAGTCGTTGAGTAAGTAGCCGACAAATATCAGCTTCGTGCCTTCATAGACTTTCGTCGTGTATTTCTGTTCGTGTGATGTGACTAGATCGGTGATAAAATTTTCGACAAGGATGCTGTCGACCATGATACTAAAAGTCGCTGAGGTGCTGATTATTCTTTTGTGTAGGTCGGTGTCGCTTCCGTTCATACTGATGACGACGCCCTGTTTACCATACAGTCGCACCTCTCCACTTACTCCGCCTGAGATCTCCAGCAGATAGGGCACTCCAGCGAGCGATTTATAGTTACAAGTTATCGGCAAATCTTAAGTTTTATTTTTTTCTAATTTGAAAATTGAGTTTTGTGCGATGGCTTTCTTTAGTCTAGTTTATTTTATACAATGCCTCTATCTTCTCTGCGTTCCATCTCCCTCATTAAAACAAGCAGCTTATCACCCTCGACAGTGACTGTCGCGTCTAGTGCGCCCCTAGATCCTCCGCCGCCTAGCATCTTGACCGTGTCGCGATTATTATACACTTGACCGCCTCGATTAAAATTGATAAGCTCAGGCCCTTGTTCGCCTACTAGCGCGAGTCCGCCGCCATAGCTACCACCAGCGGCGAATGCTGGCACTAATGTATTAAACAGACCTACCGCCGCCCCAGCCAAAACTGGGGCTAATATTGCTCCGAATATTGGGTTGACCTCAAAAGCTCCTTTGATGGCGTGCGCTATAGTGACCGCTAGTAGTCCGCCTATGGTCTCCCTTATGCTGTTGAGAATTATTTTGCCAGCTTCCTTGAAGGTCTGCGCGTGTTTCATACTGTCGCCAAGTGCTTCGCCCGACGCTATCAGAGATTTATTTAATTTATCCTTGAGCGTTTTACCGAGCTGAACGGTCGACTTGCTGAGTCTATTTATGACACTGTCGACATTGAGTAAAAAGCCAGCTGGGTCGATGCTTTGCAACTCTTCAAAAGAGGTCTTGAGGGTAGTCACAGAGGTCAGTGTTTTTTCTGGGCCTCCTTCGCTGTCTTGCTCAGGTAGTGCCGCGACGCTTCCGCCTCCGCCGCCTCCGCCGCCTCCACCAAGTCCAAGACTGGAAAAACTAAACAGGCTCGATATCTTTTCTTTTATGTCGGGCAGCTTGCTAGTAATGTTTGAGAATAGTCTGTCTACATCTTCGCCGCTTATCGGGTCTATTTTTTCGGGGTTGAGAAAATCTTTTGCAAATTCCTCTGTATTTTTTTTGATCTCGTCCATTGCATCGACCGCCGACTTTTTAAAACCAGCGATACCAAACTCAAGCACGTTGCTGACCGTCGACCCGATGCCTTTTACGATCGTCCATATGTTTTTAAATATTAACTCTACTCCTAGGACTGTACCTTTGAATAGTTGCGAGTTATTATAGAGGTCAATAAAATAATTAGATATGTCTACAATGAGATCTCGCACCGTATCAAAATTTTTGTAAACAGCTACGCCAGCCGCTGCGATTCCTGCGAGCGCGAGACCCCACGGCCCTAATGCAGTCTTGATAAGCGTGATGATCATCGGAGCGAGCGCGCCAATTAGTCGGAGCGATGTCGAGATCATTCCGTTGAATGTTCCGTATAGTGTAAGTAGCGGCCCTATAGCAGCGACTAGTAAAGCGACCTTGAGGAGTGTTTGTTGTTTCTCCTGGTTTAGTGATTGGTATTTGCTTATTAGCTGTGAGAATACGCCTAGCATTTTGATAATGATCGGCAGCAGTTGACTACCGATCTTGATGCCGACGTTTTGGAGTTGTACTAAAGCGGCTTTAAATTGGAACGCGCTCGACTTGCTTACTTTCTCAAATCCTTTGTCGACTATGCCTGTACTGTTTTCTATGTTGTTAAGTATCTCTGTATACTTTGCGCCCTGTACGCCAGCCGTACCGAGCACGGTACTGAGTGCCCTTACATTGGGAATAATACGCCCTAGTGCTTCATCATTACCATCGAGCCTGTCTAGTAAGAATATTAATGTATTTGCGAGTCCGTCCTTTCCTATCTTTTGGCGGAGCTGGTCGCTGGTCAGCCCTATCTCTGCCAGTGCGACCTTGGCTTGTTTACTTGGTTTTAGTACTGAGTTCATAACACCCCTGAGTCCGACGACCGCCTCTTCTGCTCCGACTCCTAGTCGTGTGAATGTAGCGATAGAGGCTCCGACCTCTTCAAAGCTAATGTCAAGCTTCGCAGCTAATCCCAAGACACGCCCAAGGGTCGGAGCTAGGTCGCTGGCTTCTAAATTTCCCTCTCTAATAATAGCAGTCATTATATCGACGGCTCTAGCAGATTTTAGGTTTTGTTTTTGGTAGGCGGTCAGTGCGGCTGTTGCGGCCCGTGCGACTTCTTTGGTTTCGCCCAGCCCTATATTAGACGCCTTTGACGATGCTAGTAATATATTGAGTGCTTTGTTTCCTCTAGCTCCAGCGGACGTGATGACAAATAAAGCGTCAGCGAGATCCTTCTGTGATGTGGCTAGTGGTTGAGACGACTCCGCGATCTTGGTTTTAAAATCGTCGAGCGTTTTGCCGCTGATCCCGACAAGGTTCTCGATCTTACCGAAACTAGTTTCAAGACTAGACGCAAGTTTTGCACTCGCTCCGCCAGCGGCTAGTAGTGGCAATGTAAGACTTGCAGTCATTGTTTTGCCGATCCGCTTATAGTAAGCTGCCGACCGCGCAAATTTACGCTCGCCACGCTTTAGGCTTTTAGCAAGTCGTCGCTCGTCTACGCCGATCCTTATTAATACTTCGCCGAGTGTTTTACCCAATTTTAATGATAATTTTTAATTGATATTTATTAAACCTTAATACTTAGATCTCGTATAACTTTATCTAGACTTGGTAATCCTTTTGCTTTTCGAGCTGCATCCATTTCATCAAATTTTTTATCCATTGCCTCGACGTCTATCGCTTCCGACGTCATATTGATGTCGTCGCCTGGTAGTCTGATCAAGTCAGTGACTTTGATCTGTTTACCCTTGGCGACTAGCATATTCATAAGTGCGGCGGTTTGCCATCTAGTCCGCCTCCAAGCTTCTAAGTTTTCATCGTGCTGTCGTTTGCTGTATGCCTCTATCTGATAGCCTACCTCTCTAGGTGTGCTATCCCAAAAATCTGTAAGCGTGACCCCAGCCCTAAATGCCATCTTTTGTAGGTCTCCAAAAGATAGCGGCTCTACTTTTTTGCGCCCTTGGCAGATTTTTTTTGTGCCTTGGCGTCAGGTAGTGACTCATTAAGACAATTCATACACCTTTCTAGTGCTTCGCTATCCTTGTCAAATAGATCAGCGAGGTCAGCGACACTGATGTCAAAATCTTTTTGGGAGCTGCTTTTTCGATGACCGTCTTCTAGTCCGCACAACACTAAATTCAAGCTATCCATAAGCGTTAAATTAGTTAGTGCTCGCTCAAATTCTGACAAAGGTATCTTTGCGATATCTGTAAAATTTGCGATCGCCATCATTCCGAAACTTATCGGATAATTTTTTTTGTTTATTAGTACTTTTTTCATTTGTGATTTTTTTTAAAGTTGTGAGCTAGAGGCTGATCGCAGTAAGTAGGTCGCTTAGAGCTGGCAGCCTCTAGTCTTTATAATTATCCGTAAGTAAGTTCGCCGCTACCTTCTATCGATACGGAGTAAGTCGAGTTTTCATTGTTAGGCGCATTGACCTCTAGGCTTGTTATTATCCCGACGCCAGCAAATGATTTTCCATTTGTTACGTCTGGATCTGATGACGCGTTAAAGGAAACCGCGACTTCCGCTCCATCCTTCCAGGCAGTGTGCAGCGACCCTAGATTGTCACCGAATGCAAGCAAGGCTGATGAAGATACCGACCAAGATTTCTGACCGCCAGCCACTTCTTTGAATCCGCCGCCTGCACCAGCTGTGTCTTTGTGCGCCAGCTCCCTGGTCGCTGTTTGCATTTGTACGCTGCATTCAGTCGCTTTTGCGATCGCCGCGCCTTCTACATATAGTCTTAGATAATGTCCATTTTGAACCATTGATTATAATTTTTGATTTATGATTAATTGAATTATGAGTTGCTTTTTTTAAGTTGCTTTTTTTGGGGCTGCTTTTTTTGAGCTGCTTTTTTTTGGAGCTGCTTTTTTGTTAGCTGCTTTTTTCTTTGCTGTGTCATCTTGTGCGGACGCCTCGACCTCTTCTTCTGACTCTTCGCTGATTGCTGGTCGCTCAGGTATGTCGTTTGTCGGCTCTGCCGCTCCGTCACTGATCAGCTGACTTGCTAGACTGTCTAGCACTAAGAGCGTATGATCGGCTGGGTAGGTCTTATAAGGTTTTAGTAGTTTTATCCACATGGTTGATTTGTTTTAGTTGTTTGTTATTACGATATAATCAGCGCGATTAACTGCCAGTGCAGATTCGTCTATATAGTCATGGTGTTCGTTGTCTAGATACACTCTACTGATGTCAGCGGTTTTGTATCCGTGCAGTGACGCTCTCACGATCTGCGATAGGGCGTTAGCTCGTATCGGACTCGGATCGTAGCAGTCGACTTGCAGTCTATTTCTGTCTAGTGGTAGTTGAGCCGATTTTGTCTGACCTGGTATCTTAGACACGTTAGTCAGTACGATCGCTGGATAGCTCTCATTTTGTGGTACTCTCAGGACGTGTATATTATTACCGACCATTCCTTTGACTGCCGCATCTTCTAGTAATTTTTTTATTATTGTTTCTATCATGATCTATGTAGTATGTTTAGCGACGTACCTCAAAAACTCTGCTCTACTTAATTTTTCTAAAATTTCTAAAACTTGCTTGCTAGTTGCGTCGGCGGCTCGTCTCATGTAGTGTTGACCTGTGATCTTGTTAGTGCCAAACTCAACAAAGTGACCATAATATCCGTCGGATCGATTCCCTTTAAAATCTCCCTCGCTTCCGCTCTTACTAACTCTTGGCCCGACAAAGGTGTCAGCTGACCTTCTGAGATTGATCGCTCTTATTGATTTTTTTAAATTTCCTGGGTAATATGTCGCTACGTGTTCACCAGCTTTGTTGTATCTCTTGTGTGGTTTTTTACTGTTCTTGATGTTTGCTTTTGCTCTCTGTATCATCGGCTTCGCTGCTTTCTTTGTTATCGCGTTCCTAGTACGTCGGTCATAGATGTGCTCCATTTTTTGCATCTTGTTAACGATTACTCTTATTTGCGCGTCAGTTGATAAACTCATCTTGCTTAATTATTAATTATCAATTACGTTCTAGCTTTGCATCTGATCAACATAAAACGCCTCATATTCTCCATGTCTATGACCGACTCGATGTCGTATATTTTATCGTTGTGCTTTATCCTGAGACTGGTATCGTTTAGCTCTTTTCGATAACGGACAGTAAAGGTCGTCACATCGATGGCCGTCTCTCGTGCGGCCTCTTCTTTTTCTGATCCGTGACTCTGGTCTACTTTAGCCCATAACACCGCGAGCGTCGTCCAGTGTAGTTGATTACCATTCCAGCCATCTCGCTCGCTTGTCTGCTGCTCTATAGTTATCCGACTCCGTAGGTCTGCTATTTTTACAAGTGATCTTCTCAATTGATAATTATTAATTGATAATTGATAATTTTCTCGCGGCTCAAGCTTTTAAAAAAATTGCCAAATCCGATACGGCTCTAGTAAATTACGAGCTGAGGTCGGCAGTCGCTTGACGGTCTCCTCTCGATTCTCATAGAGTGTACCTATAGTCAGCAGTATCGCCGCCTTGATAGCACTCGGTACGCTTTCGCGACTCACGCCTCCGCAGACCGCCTCGATCCTTAGATCCGTGCCAGCTGGAAATTGTCCGCTAGTCGGGATAAGGTATTCGGGTGCTGATCCTTGTATTAAGTAGTCTTTGTCTTGGAGGCTCTGCACTTTGCCGCTCTCATCTCGATACTTAAATTTCACTATCTTTTTTACTGGCGTATTCCATAGCGTGATCTTATCTCGCGGTACTGTGTCATTATATATCGCGATCGTCTTGGTCAGGAACGCTCGACCCGTGTAGTTTTCGGCTTGCTGCCTGGCAGCTGTACGGTATAGGTTAAGCATGAGATCCTCGCCGTCGATTCTTAGATGGGCCTTGACCTCGTCTGTCGAGACGGGTTCGAGCTTGCTGTCTTTTATGGTTTGAAATCTCATTTTTTGCTTTTTTACATTTAGACTTAAGCCTTGTTTTTTGGCTTATAGTTTTTCGGCGTACTTATCTCTGATCATTGTCTCCGCGAGTACTGTCTCGATCATAGCCTCCTGACCTTCAAAATATGGTATCTTATATTTTCCGTAAGGCGTTTTTAAAAACTTGACTCTTATTTCTTTTGGCTTTTTTTTCTTGGTCGCTGTAGTTGTGGCCCTCTGAGCGACAGGCTTTGTCGTTGCTTTATTTGCTGTTGCTTTTTTCTTCGCTGCTGGTTTCTTCGCCGCTGTTCTTTTTTTTGGCGTTGCCTTTTTTGGTTTTGACATGGTGATCTTTATTGATGGGTTTTGAATTATTGCGAGTGACCTTTGATCGGTCACTCACAATTGATTTAAGATAATTCGTTAGCATATACTATGATTAAGCTAGATCGATGTCGACCGCCGCGCTAAAGCTTTTAGCGTGCTTGACGGCAGCATCCCACCAGCTATGGACTACGATATTGATGATCCCGTTTTTGATCTGCGTCGCATCATCGACATAGAAACTTACACCTCCCCACTGATCAACGATAAGTTTGCTCCAGTCACCGAAGATCATAGAGTGTTTTCCAGTAGCGACAGGCATCTGAGTCGAGGTCACGGCTCTGTACCCGTTCACCATATCCATACTCCCCATATTACCAGGGTTGGGATATGTATTCCACACGATACGACCTGAGCCAGCGTCGATCTTGGTAGACTTCAGTAGTCCTTTGACCGATGGACTTGTCAGGTATGCCATCATATTGCCCGATGCGTTTGCGCTGGCGATCAGCGTTTCTAGCTCGACTAGTTTCTCATATGTCGGCACTCCTCCGAATGTCACGTTGTTGATGCCGCTAGTGTTCAGGATCCCTTCGGGTTTTCCGCTTCCGTCGCCGTTGATCAGATCAGCGTCGAGCTTGGTAGCGATAGCGATCTCTAGATCCGACCTGACGCTCGCCTCGATACCTCTGTTATCTTGCATGATCATCTCTAGAGTGATCGGCGTAAATGCGCTTAATCCTTTTGGAGATAGGTCGACTAGTTCAAATTCGGGATTTGTCTCAGTGGCAGCGGCTTTCTCTGCTCTCCATGATGCCGCTGAGACTTCTTTTTGTCTGATGAATGAATCGTTACTAGTAAGACCCGTTCTGATGTCTGCTCCTAGGTTTACTACTTGTAGCTCAGGTCGTAGTGCTCCGACGATCTGATCTCTGACCTCAGTATCGATCAGATTGCCAGCCGTTAGCGGTACGCCCGTTTCTAGTGTTGCTCTAGTTTTCGGTTTGAATAGCATTGCAGGAACGCCGACATTCCCTACGACCTGAGTATTAGATCGCTTTGCCTCGACTAGTGCTTCTTGGTGCATTTCCTTCTCGACCCCTTCCAGCTCTCCTTTGCCGACCGTCGCCCTTATGGCTTTTATCAGCGAGTATCTTTTTGCGACCTTCTGCTCAGGTGTGTCTTTTGCCGCTCTGTCAGTTGCGACCCTTACTTCCGCCGCTCTCGTTTCGGCCTTGATCATTCTCTCAAGGTTTTCGATCTCGGAGTCGAGTTTTGTGATCTCTTCGTCAGCTTCATCAAATTTCTTTTGTTCGATTGCTGTAAACGCTCTGATGTCTTGAGCTTCGCCCTCGGTGCGAGCGATATCCATTAGAGCCGTCTGCGTGCCGATGGCCGCTGTCCTTAGTGCTTGAAGATTTAAAAGTTTCTTTTTCATTTTAAAATGAATTTTTTATAATTAATTAATTAATGCGAGTCGGAGTCGATAAGTCGTAGACCATAAGCTAATCGTTTGTTTTTATTTAGCCTGACTAGATTTTCGTTCATTCTCATATTTACTTTCTTGTGCTTGTCTCCTTTGTCGTTTTCTTCGCTGCTTTCTTTTTTATCAGTCCTGATGTCTCGCTCGTCTCTTAAGAATCCATCTAGCGATCGGAGTCCAGCGTCTGGATTGCTAGGGATGTCGACGACGCTAAACTCTAGCAATTCGACTTCGTCAAAATAAAGTACGTCGTCATTCTCTTCTGAGTTTTGCTCTCTGTTGCCCCAGTGCCATTTGATCGGTAAGAATCCCACCGACACGGCTCTCAGTGATCCAAAGTCGATCTTGCTTCTTATCTTATGGGCCAGCTCATTGATCTCTTGAGGCTCAAATATAGTGTCGGCCATTAGCCTGTCGCCGTCGATATATGCCTGACCTTTGCCGATGACTAGGTCGGGGTTTGCTCGATAGTCGTTTGTTTTGTGTAAGTAGGCGACGATGCCGTTCTTGTTATAATTATCAAGTCTCCAAGCTGATATCGGTATCACTGAGCCATGCCTATCTTCGCCAGCGTTAGATATCTCAAATGTATAGGTATCGCCCTCAGCTCTAGTCTCGCTGTTTACTCTGATGTTACCAGGAACATAGACCGCGTCACTGTTTGGTGTTTTGGTTCTTGTTGCTGTGTTGGTTTTAACCTTGCTCATATATTTTTAATTATCAATTTTTAATTCTTATCCTGAGTGAAGTCGGAGCGATATTATTACTCTTCCTCTTCCTCTGATTCTCTGCTTTTGTTTTGTCCGTTGTTTTTACTAGTCAGGTATTCCATATAATTATCGACCTCACTAAGCGGTATCATGTTGAGCGGAATAAATCTCGCGTCGCCGCCGTCTACTTTATTCATGTCTTCTAGTGCTCTGATATCGTTGATCGAGAATATTCCCCTATCAAATAACTTGGTATAAAATTGTGTGCGCGTTTTTATATCGCCCCTTAACAATCCTTTTAGCTCAATATTTGTGTAGTAGGTTTCTTGATCGACCTCCGCGAATATTTTTTTATCAAATTCTTGCTCGATCAATACGACGATCGGTCTGAGAGTGTTCTCTACAAATTCCGTGTTTTGTGACTCGATATTATTATTCGTCGATCGCTCTAGATGTCCGATCTTATGCGGCGGTACTCCAAAGATCCTCGCGACGTCCTCGATCTGGAATTTTTTTGTCTCTATAAATTGCGCGTCGGATAGCGGCATCGAGTGTTCGTACTTATGAAACTGGACGCCGTCCTCTAAGACAGCAACTTCGCCGACTCGATTAGGGCCAGAGTAAGTTTCTTTAAAAGAAGATCGCAGGCGTTCAGCAGCTTCGACTGTTAGCTCTTTTTCAGTGCCTAGATATCCGCCGAGATGGATGCCGTTTTTATAAAAGTCGTTTGCAAAGTTAGTGCTCGCGATAGACATACCGATCGACTCCTTTGCGATCATAACTCTACTCATACCACGACGACCGTCGAAACTTAGATCGCTGATATGGATCACGTCGGTAGGGTATAGGATTTGCTGACGCTCGTAGTCTGCATACCATAATTTATAATTTTCGCCGTCTTTGACTTTTATCGGTTCGACTTGTGAACTTTCCATGATCTCGAAGGCTATCGGCTGACCGCTCTTTTTGTTTCGTACGATACGCGCATAACCGTCACCACACAAAAGATAATTCGCGATAAGCGTCCGACGAAAATTAAAAGAGGTCAGGGCGTCGCTCGGTTCTTTTTTGAGTAGCCTATGTAATGGATGGTCAGTCGCTGGTGATTTGCCGTCGGCTTGTGTCTGCATGACTTGGAAGGGTAGCGACGCGATATTCTCAGTGATCACCTTGACACTTGCATACACGGCACTAAACGCGAGCGAGGTGTTAGGTGTGATCTTGACGCCTGACTTGGTAGCTCCGCCGAATATTATCGGCAAATTCAACAAGCTTTTACCGCCTGTCGTGCGGAGTGATCGCGTGATAGACTTACCGCCTAGGCGGTTTTTAATATTGCTTATTGTTCGCTTTGCTATGTTTATCATAAGTTCGATTACAAAATTAGAATCGACTTTTTGATAAATGTGTTTGTTTTGCAAACAAACTTTTTTTTCGGGTCTGATTTGATCGACGATTTGCTGACCGGGTTGATTTTTGTGAGGTCGAGCACAACACTGTCTTGGCTCAATATCGACGGGCGTTTTGCCCTTGTTTTTAAGTGGTGAGTATTTAGCAAATCATACCCTTAAAAACATAGAAACTTTTTTACGATTTAGGGTATGATTTAGCTAAATATGGGCTGTTTTGGTATGTTTTGCTAGTGCGCTCCTGTAGCTGTAGGATAAGAATTGCAGAAAATGGATAATTGTTAGTCGGCGGTTTGCGATTGCTTGTTACGCTGTGACTCGCTTTGTGGTCGGGATTGACTTAAAGCTTTTATAGAGTTGCGTTTATATTCTTATTATCATCCTGTCTGCACTATTTCTTCGCATATATTACACCATTTCGTATTAGGCTTAGGATGGTCGTGTATTGTATATTTGGGATTCTTGCAGGTGCAGACCGCCGCTTCACTTTGTTCCGCTATGATAATAGGCTGTAAGATGTCAGAATTATTACTATCAATAGGGGGTAGAGGACAAGGCATCCACCAAGCAATATCGTTATGTCCTACTGATTCATTTTTATAATAAAGTTCCCAGTTATTAGTATCCCAATCTTTATACCCTCCTGTGATATACTCCTCGCCTATTTCATCAACATAGTACACAATAATGTCCTCTTTGTGTTTTGGTTCTTTTTCTTTTATATTTATCCAAGTCATAACTTTTGATTTTCATGTTTTCGTAATAATTCCGCCACTTACAGCCAAACATTACTCAAGCTCGTAATAAATAACAAACTTATCTAGAGCCAACCACCCAGACCACATTTTTAAATTGTGCTTATCTAGCCATTCTAAAGCTTCATACCTAGTACCAAATTCTTTCTTTTCCATTTTTACAGTTTATAAGTTCCCACCCGCAATGAGAACACCTCAACAGCGAATGCCACGCTTTTAATTACCTCTCATCTGCCTCACCATTTATCTTGCAACTTAGACTACAGTAATTATCATAATAACTTTCGGCACTTCCTTGGCATCCTACATTGAGGCAGACGCCGTTCGCTTTGCTCTCTGACATAATATTAGATAATACACCACGACCATCATAGAGAACTGTCTTTGATTTATAGATATCCATCGCTGCTTTAGCCATTTGGATATGTAGTTCAGAGTCTTCTCTTGACATTGGGTCTTTAATGTGAGCGATCACCTCATTTAGCTTTTGGTCTTCGCTATCTAAGAAGTCTGCTATTAATTCGAGTAGTTGTTGCTCCATAGTTTCGAGCATGGCGATTGTTGCATGTTTTGACATTTGTGATATTTTTATTTTGTTTTCAATTTTCTATGATGGTCGCAGTGATTATCATTCTACATTATCGACAAGCTACTTTCGCTTCCATTTACCAAAAATTGATGAACAAGTTTCTGTAAATTCAATTCCCGCTTGTTTTAATTTAAAAATTCCAAATTCAAGTGTTCTACTTAGTTCATCTCTGTATCGAGTTTCTTCTTTTTCCGTTAGATCAACAATCTCATATCCCACCTCCCTTATGAAATTATCTAGTAGTTGTTTATGCTCTTCTTCTTTGTTTGGTGCTTCTGGTAGCGGCTGCCAATGGGTAATCTTAGTCTCGTATATATCACCAAATATGTCAGAGAAGCCATGTGTTTCACTATATGACTGTACTATAGTAGTCTCTGTATAGTTTTTTGTTTCTTTAGTGTAACACAAGTAAGTCCCGTCCTTGTCAGGCATCTTATCATTTACGTTAATCCATTTATTCATTTTTCAAATTTTAGTTTTGTTGAATATCTCAAGCTAATAAAAATCAGACAGAGCGGTCGCCAATCCAAGATTATTCTTTGTAATTAGTATTTTTTGACTATTAGATTAAGTAGCAAACTAGGATTTTATAAATAACTAAAAATATGCTTGATCACGCCGACCGTCCAGCCATTCCCTAGCATTTTGTATATCTGTGTATCGCTGACGATCCACTCATACCAGTCAGGGATATTTTGCAGCCTGGCGCACTCAGTCGGAGTGAGGCGGCGGAGCTTGTAGTCGTGAGTGTATCGGATAAACTCGTTAGCGGTTAATAGGCAGTTTGTTTTTTTTGCCATTTTTCGCCCTCTTCTTGTTTTGCTTTTGGGATGTTGAGCGTCGAAACATTGACCTGGTTGTATTTCTGCGAATCCCTTTATCGTCGGTTCGCTTATAAATATCGTTTGCTCTTTAGTTAGTTCGATATTTTTGGCTTTGAATTTATTTTTTCCAGTTCTTCTGCGTTCCTCTTTTGCTTCTTTAGATCTAGCTTCTCTGGGTGTTCGGACTATTATTTGCTGAGGTTGTTTGTAGCAAGTTGCGGACACGCAGCCGATCTTGCCGTTTGTCTCGTAGACCCAATGTCTTGAGTTAGTACCTTTTGCGGTTGGTGTTTTCGTAGTGCCCGATATGCGGACGCTTGTCTCCATTATTAAATTATTATCATGAAAATTTTTAAGGGCTTTTTCGCTCAAATAGTATTTTGCATCGATCTCGCTTTCGTCTTGCAGTATATCTTTGAGTAATATACCTTGATCGGGAGGTTGAGGTATTCCGCTCGTTAGATCTCTGAATATTCCGACCTCTTCTGTTTTGATATTAGTCCAGTACCAGCGATCACGATTTTGAGCACTTACACGATTGCTGTTTATGCGTACAGGGTAAATGCTGAGATATTGAGATATAACCCTCAAATACTCTTTTCGCATATTCACATTTTCCAGCAAAAATTTTGCTTTTGGATTGATCTCTTTTATCTCATTCCAAAGCCTCGTATATTCAAAAAATAGTTTTGAGCGAGGGTCGTTAAAATTGAGCTGCTTACCAGCAAAAGAGAATCCTTGGCAGGGCGACCCCCCTATAAATAGATCTATCCTGTCGAGATCCTTGGCCCTTACTTCAGTGACGCTACCTAGCTGAATAGTATGAGGAAAATTATGTCGAGTCTGTTCGTTTGCAAATTTGTCGATTTCGGCGGAGTAATATTTTTTTATCGGGATCCCCATTTCTTTGAGCGCGATCTGTCCGCAGCCCATTCCATCGAATACGCTTAAGACGACCAAAGCTTTTTTTGTTTTCTTTTTTTTCAATACGGTTGATCTAGAAACGAAACAAATACTCTTTTTTCATAAACTCCGCCCTCTTCGTTTTGCTTCATCTCTTCGCCACTGTTCGCCGATAGCTCTAAATTCGTCATAGCGGTGCAAAAAATCTATATCTCCGAGACTCAGATAGTAATTTCGCTTTTCGCCAGCTTGCCGATACCTGGTTATACTATCTACGTCTTGACTCACATTGACGCCGAATCTATCCGAGTCCTTTAGTAATTTAGCTTCGTCGTGCTGATGCTTGCAGCCGATCATGTGAGTAGATTCGTGCAGTATGATGCGGTGATCTTTTGCGTGATTGTTATTGATCTGCATACTCGCCTTTTGTCTTTCTTTGTAACTACCTAGTCCGTCGAGTCCGATAGCAGATTGGGAGCGGCCATCTTTGACGAATTGTATAGATATCTGTCCGCCCTTACTTAGCCACCATAGATCTAGCTGGCCTCTCATATGATATTCTATAATATCCCATTTTCGACGTAGATAGTTTTTTTGGTCGCGATTGCCGTTTAAAAATGAGATAGTAAGCCGCTTGATATCCAGCGGTAATATTTTCTTTTTGTCGTAAACCATTTTTTAAATTGATAATTATTAATTGATGATTGGTAATGTCACGGTATTGCCTTTAGGGTCGGGGTCGTCCAGCAATAAGGTTTCCGCATTTTTCACATTTGCAAGTCTTGGTGTGTGGCCCTCCCATTTTTTTGTAGCAATCACAGACCGTTGATCCGATTTCTTTGCTGTGCGGAATCCGTGCCAAGATCTCTTTGAGACTCATAACTTTAGACGCTATCAATACCCAGCACTTCTCGCTCCCTGTTTGATAGTCCTTTAAAAATATGATTCGGCGGTCGAGGTCTTTGTCATCGAGTAATATTAGATCGGCGTGTATCTCTGTTATCCTACGCAGCTGCAGACCGTCGAGACCTGAGTCTCTAGTTTCGATCAGTAGCGTGTCGCCGACCGTGATGTTACTTGTGTCGAATACTGGTATTAGTTTCATGTCGTGATTTATTTGTTTTAATTATTTGATTTGCAATAAGTACAATTTTTCCATACTGTATGATAATCGCCGCCGAGATATCCGCCGCGACCTCCGCAATTTTTGCATTTACTAAAGTCGTATATCCTAAAGTCCGACTTTATTTTCTTGTCGATCAATTCGATAAGCGCGACGGCTTTGTCTCTTTCTGCTTTTAGATTTTCCGAGGTATGCCATTGATTATAATTCATGTCGATAATATATTACTGATGATCAGCTTTGACCTGGTGACGTTGCCAGCGATACCTGATTACTTCGCCGTGTTTATCGACTGGCCGATTACGCTTAATGATAAGCTCGATGATCTTAACGATAAACCATACAACGAAAAACACAAAGCCGATCAATGATACTATGATCATGCGCTCAGTTTTTTTCTAGCTGCTCCTTTGCCTATATTCCTATCGACTATAAATCGCAGTAATTCAGTTTTTTCGATGTGTGCGATATCATGCACGAATACGGTCTTTATATGTCCGCTCTTGATCCAGGAGCATATCGTAGAGGGATGTTTGTCTAGAGCGCGAGCGACAGTCGCCTGACTCATAACGGGCGGCAAATCCTTGAGGGTCGTGCCTATGTCGACGGCTTCTAGTACGACCTCGCTGATGGCTGGTTTTAATATTGCCTTAAGTAAGTCGGCGATAGCTTGGGTCTCAGGTGATAACATCATGGTTTCGTTTTATTCATTACTAGACAAAATTTAGAACGGTCGCCGACTGGATAAAACAAAATATTTGCTTTGTGGGTCTCGATCTGTAGATCTTCGTCGGCTACAAACTTGAGCGCGTCCGCTACATATTTAGCGTTTATATAGTGTTCTTCTTCCTTGTCATTGCCGTCAATATCGATGGCCTCTTTAGCTTGGTTCTGATAGGTCGCGCTCTTTGCTCTCAGTATTAATTCGTTCTTGGTCAGTGCGATAAAGACGTCGTCTTGATCGCTGTATATCCTTATCCTAGATAGTGCCGCTTGTAGGGCTGATCGTGATAGTGTGCTGATGGATGCTTTTTTCTTGGCTGGTATCACCGCCGCGATGTCAGGATATTTTTCGGCGATAAGTTTAGAGCTGATCAGTATTTCGCCGTCCTCGATTGGAGCGTATATAGTGAGGTTGTTATCTGTTGCAAATATGCTTATTTGCTCAGGTAGCTCGATCGTGCTGGTGTACTTAGCGGCTTCGGCTGGTAGCGTGATCGGCTTAGGGATCTTGATCGGCTGCTTTATGATAGTAAGTCTATGCGCGTCCGTTGAGGCTATGACTTCGGGAGATATATAAATTCCTGTTAGATTGATCCTGAGCTGGTCTGTCGCAGCAGAAAACGCGACGCTCGCGATAGATGGGATAAAGTTATCGACAAGTTCAGCGGCTGGGTCTGCCTTGGGTAGTGTCGGAAAATCGTCAGGTGACTCGATTGCAATTTCATACACGCCCGACGTCGTTGTGATCCTTAGCATTTTTTTGACCGCCTCTAGTTTGATCGGCTGGTCGGGAGAATTTTTCAGCGTGTTATATAGTAGTTTTCCATTGACACACATTTGCAGCGGCTTAGCGTGTGCCGCCTTGATGGTGATCGATGCGGTCGTCCTGATGTTACTCGCTGCGAATAGGATCTTGTTTTTACCGCTTGACTTGATCAAGATCGTGTCGAGGATCGGTAAAACGGGCGACTCCGATACTAGTGGAAATATTTTAGCGATAGCCGACTCAAGTATTGACTTTTCTATTTTCATAATTTATCGTGATTAGTTATTTGTTTTTAATTATCAGTCAGATAGCATCCCGTCCAGCGATGCCTCTATTTCTTTGTAAGTGAGTTGTCCGTTTCTGCACTTGGTCAGTAGTTGCTCTATTTTTTCGAGAATGATAGGTTCGTGACCGTTGTGAGCGGACGCAACAAATGAATCTTCAAACTCTGTCAGTATTTCGTTTTTATCGCTTATCTCTTCTTCTAGTTCTTCAATTTCGTCGTGCTTATCTTCTAGTTTGGTCTCCAGTCGGGCGATCTGTGCGTCCTTCTCTTCCGAATCTTCAATTATCTCAAGCATTGATTTGTGATACTCTTTGACTTCATCAAGGGTATGGGTTTTTCTCTCCAGTTCAATTCGTTGCTGGCTGTTTGTATTTTGTGCTGCTTTGCCTGTCATTTTTTTAATCTTAAGTTTTCTGATTGATAAAAAATTATATTGCACATCTCGACCAGTCTTGAGTAAGTGCCCTCGCCATGACTTTTGAGTAACTTCTCAGGCGATAGGTTGCTAGTGATGTGAGTCTTGAGGCGTCGGCGTTTTTTGTGTCTATTGTAAATTATCGACGTGACTAGATCCTCTGAGTTTCCGTATATATTTATTTCTGACTGCTCCGTGTAGCCTAGGTCGTCGATCATTACATTATCATAGTTTGTAATGATGCTTGAGTCGCCCTTGCTTTTTATTTTGTAGATCAATTCTTTGTAGTCGAGCATTTCACACGAATAACTATTTGAGTACCCTCGACGATCGGCATCATGTAGCAGCGATAGTATTGATCTCAATAGTGTGGTTTTGCCTGTTCCATAACTCCCGTATAAGTAGATTGATTTATCGGGATCAAGTTCGCTATTCGGGTCGCCAGTAAAATATCTAACAAGCTGTCTAATAATCTTCGTTTGATCATCTGTAAATTTCAAAGGGCCTTTGACACGACCCTTGAGGGTTTTATGTAGACCTCGACGGAGTCCGTCGTATGTGATCAGCATTTCGGACGTCGCTACTTTTACTTTCTTATGCCCTCGCTTTATCCTTCTTTTTGCTGTTGGCGTCACTTCGCTTATCCTAGTAGGTGCGCTCGGTTTTTTCTCGCGGTCACTAAAACAAGTCTTTTGCAAAGTGACTGCCATTTCGTAATCCATATACTCGCTCGTCTTTTGTTGATTCATGTTAGCCAGTCATTTTTACAATTAGAGTAGTCGATCGAATACGGTAGAGCTGAGGGCGTTGGTCTCATTCCGTTGACGATCGCGTCGAAATCCCTCGCCCATAGGTCAGGCTGGAATCTGTTTTTCCTTTGCCAGTCGTCCAAGCTTTCTATCATCTCTTTGAAAAAATCGATAACAGCCTCCGTCGATACTTCTCTCCATTGTTGGCCCTCGCGGCTCTCGATTGATTTCCTTATCCTACGCTCTAGCGATCGCAGCGGCGCGATCTGCGACGCGCTTGGCGTGTACAGGTGTTTTGATGCGAGATAGGCGACCGCCTCGATCTCAAATTTTTGTTTTGATTCATTGATCGGTATTTCTTCAGGGGCATTTTCTCCGAGTTCGCTGTTACCCGTTATAGGTTTATAGTTTAAAGTTTTATTATGTATGGCAGTGGAAGTGGCAGTGCGTGTGGCAGTGCGTGTGGCAGTGCGTGTGGCAGTGGAAGTGGCAGTGCGTATGGCAGTGGAAGTGGCAGTGCATGTGCGTTTAAGCACAACCACTTTTATCAGTGGAGCAGTCCACTGATTCGACCCTTTTTGGTATTCGATCAGTTTCCAAACTTGTAGATCTTCGAGACATTTATAATAAGTCCTACGATTGGTCAAGCTAGCTCCTGCCATAGCAAACTCAAAAGGGCATTGAAACCACTCTATCCAGCCGCAACTGTTATTCTGATTAAGATAGAATATGTATAGGCTAATGTGTTGCGGCTTTATAGGGTGTCGATTAGTGAGCACGATCTTGTAAAATTCCTTGAGCTGTAAGAATCCGTTTATCCTCATTTAATTATCAGTTGTGAATTAAAAAAACTATCGACTAAATATTTTCCGACTCGATGGCAGTGTATTGACCTGGTGGATATTTGATCGCTTGGTCGTTTTGAGAAAACTGATCAGAGCTTTATACTGAATTTCATATTTAGCTAAGGCGACTTGTTTAGATATCTGTTCCATTTTGGCAGTTGCAGAGATAGGCAGCGAGGCGACTCCAGGTAAGGGAAACTTTAGCCCGACATAACTAACGCCACGATACTCGTCGAATGAAAAATTGCTTGATGCAGAGTGACGTATCTTTTTATTAAAGATAAAAAGTCGACCGTGCCTGTTGATGAAATACGCCAGCGGCATGGCGCGATATTTCTTATTAGTGTTCATCATGTTTCGTTTTTCTGAATTTGAATAAATAGGAATATTTCGGATAATCTGAAATGAATTTTCGAGCATAGATCGGGGCGTAATTGTTGTCAAGCTTAAATCGTCGGCGTGAGTTTCTGATCGACATTTCGTATCGGATCTCTTTTCTTATCTCATTAAATATTTTTTGGCTGGAGATAGACCTGACGCCCATTTGTATTCTTTCGGAAACGATCCTTTTGTATCGCCGATAGATTTCAGGCATTTCTTTATTATACTCCTCGAATAGCTCAAGGTGTTTTTTCATTTTGTTGTAAGTTTTTGATTTTCTTAGAAAATTGGGTCGGCTCATGACTCCGACCCTCTTAATTATGGGAAAAAGGAACTACGACCCCCTAGTAGAAACTACTAACACTAAGGAGTGTAATATTTTGCAGAGTACCCTCGACCCGACCAAGATATCCCGACGCTGGATTTGGTTTTTTGGTGTGGTCGGGCCGAATAGTACTTTGTTTATTTTTATTCACTTGGTTGGTCAGGATGAACTCCTCCTGGGCTTATTGAGGCTGGCGCAACACGATCAACTGGGACTAGTTGCAATTGGTGTATATCTATGTATTGCCCTTCAGGCATTTTGCCATCTTCTGACATTCGTGGCTTTATGCAAAATTGTTTGCAGCCGTTTAAGTACTGTATTTCGGCAACCGCTATACCTGTGAATCCTGTTACTCTGTCTTGTAATTTGTCTCCAAGTTTCATGCTTTATTTGTTTGTTAATTATCAATAATGATTGTCAATATTTTATTCAGCTAAACAACGCATTAGATAAAAGTGCCATATGTCAAGCTTTAAAAAAACCCCTGGTTGGATAAAGTTTCGAAATCCCAACCAAGGGCATAACTAGATATAAAAGGTCAGTTACTACTGAGCCTTTCAAGGGTGTGATTTGCCGTGCTAGCTTTTTAGCGCGGCGTGTGCTAAGGATTTATATTATACTTGACGAAAATATCTCAGGTGTTTTATACCGCTTGCGCGGCTTGTCTATCTTCCGTCAACTGTTTAATTTTATCAAGTTTCAATTTAGTAGCAGATTCGTTGATCAGTTTGACGACATAAGGCTTAGGTCGTGCAATCTTTTGAGAAAGATAATTGCGCACAGTTCTATAGTTTAAACCAGCCGCCCGTGCGAGTGCAGGGAATGTCGTAAAAGTCAAAACGTCTGCTTCTGTATATTCTATTTTTATCATATGTAACAAATTCTTTATTTGTTGTACGATGTAAACATACAAATTAATTGTTTATAAACAATAATTTTTACTAAAAATTTTGGATTTAGAACTAATTAAAATAATCGAGCGACTAAAAGTTGATCTGTCTAAGACTGCTAAAACTTTGAGTATTAAAGAGTTAGCTCCACTCGTTAATTTAACTCCCGATCAATTAAATAGTGTAATATATAATCGAACAAAAAGAACAGACTCAGTCAGAAATGCCATATACGGACAATTTCCAGAATATTTCACAAGTGTTTCGCCTGGGGAATATCAGCCATATCTTCCTTTAGCTGATAGTAAGCCGAGCGTGGTCGCAGAGCCTAGTTACGCGATAGGGGCGGCAGTTGATAAGCTTATAAGAGTACATGATATGAATCTCAAAGCTGTAGAGCTACGGATCAAACATTTGGAGCTTGAGATAAAACGCATCAAGAAAAATCAAGACAAGGTCTCAGAAAATTAGTTATGATAATAAAGAATATACTTCCAATAATCGCCCTGCTGGCCCTTAGTACCCTCACCATCGGCCAGTCGGTCGAGGAGACGTTGATCAGTTTTAATAAATCTTATAGTCCATTATTCAGCAAGTTGCATTCTCAGATAGATTTAGAATATGTCCGTCGCTATGACCTAGCTGCTACAGACACGACAAGGGCGTTCACTGTGAGTATCAACACTACAGAAACAAAGTCCGAGCTGTCATCTATTTCTATAGGTAGTCTTTTAGGTGATGTAGCTGTATCTAGCAACGTCAGCATCGACCGCGACAAGCGGTACAGTTTTGCCAGCCTGACACTCCTAGACCTAGAGACGTTCGTTCAGTGCGCTAATAAGGTATATACATTAATAGGCAATGTAGATATGAGGGGCGGCAAACTAAAGACAAGTTGTAAATGCGGTTTAGAGCAAATCCAGCTATCGGGTGTTTACGATCCATCAAAATCCGAGTATGGTCGCCGCAACTTTTATATAATAAGCGACAGCGCTGTATTCAAGATGCCTAAAGAAGACTTTGAAAATATCGTGTCGCTTTTCAGCAGAGCCCTTAAGGATTGGCAGAGTAAGTAGTTAGCCATTTGCTATTTACGGATTGTTCGTTTCTTCTTTTTAAAATATTGGTGCTTGGCATTTCTGAAAGTATTGTATGATCCGTATCGAGATATATTAAATTTATCATTTAGTAAGCTCTCAAGTATTTCGTAGGCGTGTTTATTATCGCGAGTATCATGATCGGCAATGATCTCAAGATATTTTTTCCAGTAGCCATCTTTTTGCAGTATGCTTATGTCGAGATTCATTTTATAATTTCGTTATTCCTTTTGATTCGTATACGCTTGGGCCGATGACTTCTTCTGTCATCCATCCGCCGACTGCCATTGCCAGCGCGACCATTCCATCGATTTTCTCAGTACTCGCTGCTTTATCAAATTTTCTATTTCCGTTCGCATCTAGTTTGATCATGACATTACCAGCCATCCACGCAAGCGCGACGTCGCCGCCGTGATTGGCCTCGTTATTTAGTATCATTTTCTCGATCTGATTTATCGGCGCGTTCATGTGAACGTATGTCTGACTAAAAGCATCCATCGCGATACCTTCCTCAGTTAAGTCGATGACGATTTGACTTGAGTTATATCTATCAAACTCGACGACGATAATATCGTAATCCTCAGCAGCGTCGAGTATATCCTTTTTGATGTAGTCGTAATCGATGACATTGCCAGGAGTCATCTTGATTGCTTTATCTTTGGCCCATTGTAGGTAGGGAACGCCGTCTTTTGCTGATCTCTTTTTTGCACCCTCTTCTGGACAATAGTATCGACCGACGATATAAGTAGTCGGATCCTTGTCGATTGGCGGAAACACTAACACGAATGCAGATAGATCAGAGACCGACGAAAGATCTAAGCCTCCGTAAGCTCGACGCCCTTTAAGTTTTTTAATGTCAAACGATTGGCCGTTTGCACTCCACTTGTCTGCACTGATCCAAGTCGATCCCGTGCTAGTCCAAATATTTAAATTTTTGGTTTTAAATTGTATCTCTTTGTCCGCCCCTTCGTTAATAGCCTTAGTCAGTTGCGATTGCATATAGCTCAAGTATGGAGCGTTGCCGAGATTAGGGTTTGACTTTATCCAAGATGTTTCTTGCTTCCAGTCGTCGCCTTCATCAAGTGTGAAGATCATAGAAAATAAAGTATCATCTACTTTGTGATCTTCAAGAACGTCGATACATACTTTTCGTAATCTAAAACATGGAGAGTAACGATTGAATCCAGCCGTCGTGATAATGAATAGTAGCGGTTGCAGTCTCGCGCCCATACCCGTTTCGATCACCTCTAGTAAGTCGCTTGATTTGTGCGAGTGATATTCGTCAATGATCGCGCCGTGAGGGTTGAGGCCGTCGAGCTTGTCGGAGTCGGCTGGCAAAGGTTCGACTAGACTTTCAGTACTTAATACATGGATGTTGTTAGTGTGTACGCCGATCGTCTTCTTTGCTTTTGGTGACTCAAGTTTCATTTTCTTGACCATCGATTTGATGATATTAAAAACGATTTTCGCTTGATCTTTTTTTGTGGCCGCTGTGTATATCTCTGCCCCTTGTTCATTATCAGCATATAATAAATAAATACCTATTGCCGCTGCAAATTCTGATTTGCCATTTTTTCGAGCGATCTCAGTATATACCTTTGTGAATCTCCTTTTGTTATTATCTTTTTTCTTCCAGCCGAATATGTTTGCAAGTATGAAAGCCTGATACTGCTGGAGGTCAAACTGTCTATTTGCAAATTCTCCTTTTGTGTGTCGTAAGCGTTTGACAAAAGTGATCGCCCTATCGGCTGCATCTTCATCAAAATAAAACGGATAGTTTTTTTTATTGCAGGACTTTAGGTCTCTAGAAAATCGAGATACCGCCAGCTTTATGTTTCTGTTCGATGGTAGTTTGCCCGACGTAACCGAGTCCACAAATTTATGATATGATTTTTTCTTACTGCTCATTATATTTAATAATCTCCAAACGGATCATCGGCTCGATCGGCTTGGTGTTGTGCGATTAGCTTTTGTCGAGCCGCTGGCGTGAATCCGAACTGAGCCGCGATCTTGCCAGCGTTGGTTAGTGCGTCGTTCTTGATCTTCATTTCGGCCCTGACTTTGATCATGCCTTTGTCGGTCATAATGGTTTTTCTTTTCTCTGTTTTTCTACTCATTTTATAGTAGACCTCCATCTCCAAACAGTACGCCGCGAGCATATCTAAATCGACGGTGTTTAATAACTTAGCTTGTACTAGTGACGATGTGATCCGCTCCCATATCTCGATCGCTTCATCGGAAAACTCTGTCGGAGCTGGAGGCGTCTCGATGACTAGCACAAAGCTCGGAGCGTTGGGCGTCATCCTGTCACCTCTAGCAGTGCCCTCTATTATTTTCAATTGGTCGGGTTTTTTTGGTCGGGCCATTTAGTCAGATTCTGAGTCGATTAAAAACATATATTTTGTAAAGAGCTTGTCATGTTCCACGACTATCGCTCGACATTCTTTAAGCTCTGAAAGCAAATAATTTTTTTGATAAAGGTCGTCGAGTTTTGCGAGTGACTGCTCCAGGTGCTCAAGTTGACTTTTAAGATTGTCCGACCTCATTACTAGTTGAGCACGTTCTAATATTAGTCTACACTTTGCGTCATTAAATTTTAATTCGCCTTTTAAATATTTCGCGATCGAGCTAATAGGGTGCGCCCGTTTGAAAAATTCGACGACCTCTAAAACAGCTTTGACCTCCTTCGTTGTAGATGCTGTATTTATCTGAGTGAGTGATTTGGCTTTCTTCATGGATCGTATAGAGTGATATTTGGGTTTAAAAGTTTGAAGTTTTGACAAAGTATACGCGAGTCTAAGCAGCGATGTATAAAATTTTACATCTGCAAGGAATTTGACCCCCTCCCCCTAATTATTTATATTTTTTTTTCGATCCTGCAGCTGAGTATGTGTCTCATAGTAGAACAGCTGATCTTTTTTTCTAAAGTATTCGAGCGGCTTGTTAGACTTGACTGTATTGCACCTATTACAAGACGAATGAAGGTTATCTATATGATCAAGATCGTCTACGCTTAGATGCTTTAAGAAAGTAGGTTGTAAGCCATGTTTAACTATGCTGTGATATGTTGATTGAGCTATGATGTGATCGACCTCCATATCGTCATAACTTATATGATTACCACAGTAAGCACAACGGCCCTGTGTTTTATTGTATACTTCGAGTCTGAGATCCGTGTTAGTTATATATTTCATATTTCTTGTAGTGGGTATCTTGGTATTAATAAGCCGTTGCCGTTTACTTCTGATCTGTAGATAGGTCTGTTCTTCTCTCTCGCGCTTTTACTGTTGTGATCTGAGTGACATAATGATCTGAGGTTTAGATCGTCGAACGGGTCTCCACCAAGCTCTACAGGGATCACATGATCAGTTACCTCGACCGCTCTGATAATATTGTTTAATTTACAAACTTCACAAAGCGGATATTTTACTTTATGTTTCCTTGCTTTAGATCTCCATTTGTGCGAGTTATAAAAATCAATCTGATCTTTTCGGTGCGATCGACTCTTAGATGATCCCCACGATTGACGCTTAAGCCAAGGCCGCTTTTTACTTTTTTTGTTTATCGTTGGCATTGATCAGATTTTTTAAAAATTCATCTTCTTTGTGATCATAAACTATCATTGCAGCTTTCCTTGATAGTCTAGTGCTGTGACCTTCATACTTGACATTATTATTAAATTCTTTCTTATTAATGTTCTCACTCGGTTTGTCGATCGTGCTGATTCGATACTCGATACCGTACTCATTACAAAACAATCGATAAAAGCTTTCCATGTGTTCGTTCCTAGTCGATAGGACAATAACGAGCTTTATGATCTCTTTTCGATTGATCTCCAATATTTTAGCGAAGGCGGCGAAGGTCTTTAAATTGCATAGGTCTCTAAAAGTCCTAGTGTGTGGATCCCAGTTTGCAAAGCCGACTCTATTGCGCCTTACTAGCAGCCCGACAATATTCGGACTCTTTGCCTTGTAGACCTTTTTTCTCCACTCCGCTTGAGTATAAGATTGTTTTAAGTTGCCCATATTCGTAAAATCAATTTTATTTTATAGATCAGTTTTTCTATCCAAGTGAGCGCGATAATTATATCGCTGACGTCGACCTTGATTCGATCGCCTTTTAAGTCGATGATATTCTCGACTTTATTGTCTTGGTTAACAGTTGAGACCTCGCCAAAAATTATTGGTTTATTTGGTCGCTTTAGCTTGATAATTGTTCCTGGCTTCATTAGGTGATTTTGTTTATATGATGTGATTGTGAATATGATAGAGTGCTTGAGTCAAAAAATTGACCTGATCGCTGATGCCTTTGTCGCTAGACATATAATCAAACTCGATAGGGTTCGTCATAAATCCAAATTCTGTTAACATAGCTGGACAAGTCGTCGACTTCAATATTCTAAAATTTGCCTCTTTTGATAGTTTACCATTGCGCCCGTCTAAGGTTGAGCGGACGACCCGATTAGGATAAGAATTTTTAAATATTTCGATGGCGGCTTCAGCAGCGAGGTCGCTTAATGTTTCGCCTGGACTTGTAAAGATCTCAAAGCCGTGAGCTTGTAGATTGTCAAAAGCGTTTTGATGTATGGAAATTAAAAAGCAAGTAAACTCTTCATTTAGTTGGTTGACTCGTTCGACTCGATAGGCTAGGGTTTGGTCTCGATTATCGTAACTAAGCATATGCGATTTGATCCCACATTGAGACAGCTTAAAGTTTACTAGATGCGCGATAGCTCTGTTATAAACGCCCTCGAAAAACGGTACTCCGTTGATGGTCGCCCTTTTGCCTGGTGTGGTATACTCGCCTTTGTATAGTCCGCCGTGACCAGCGTCGATAAGTATTAATTTTTGTTTTGCTTTCATTCTTAAGACCAGCGTCGGGAGGTCTTAAATGAAAATATAAGAAAGTATAAATGACCAAAATTATAAACTTGTCCGACATATGTCCGACCGATGTAATGAAAACTTATAAAAAAAGCTTGCAAGTCATTGACTTACAAGCTTTTATGTAGTTCGCGTTAATCACGCTTGGCGGAAGAGGAGGGATTTGCAATATTAAACACATACAACAAAAACCCTTTAAGCATTGAGTTTTTAGTATTTCATAATTATAATATATGGTATGTTTTTAATAAACTTGTCCGACATTCGTCCGACGGATTTTGAACATAAACTAAAATATTCATATGTCTAAGGTAAAATTTTATTTAGAGGTGCGGTCGTCAGGCGTGAATAAACAGGATAAGAATAGTTTTGCCCACATAAGATTGGTTGTCAAGTTGCTGCCAAATTCTCCGCCGTTCAAAAAATTCTTAAGCGAAAAAGTTAGGATAAGGGATTGGAACAAAAAAACACAACGGCCCCGAAAAACGTACCAAGAATATAACTCGCTAAAATATTTCCTAGATCAAATCGAAATTAAATTTAACGATGCTTGGAGGCGGCTTATGATAAAGGGTCAGCTCAATAAACTGAATATGTCTAAATCTTATGATAAGATTTTCGGCATAGAGAGTGATACCGTATTTTATTATTTTAGGCAAATTGCTAAATTGAAAAATAACCCAATGTATGATCGAGGGTTGGAAGGGAAATATAATAATGTCATTGACAAAGTATATGAGTATAACAACAAGCTCACTTTTAATGATGTCGATAAAGCTTTTTTTCACGGGTTTACTAAATTGCTTTTTACTAAATACGGAGTCAGCACAAATACAGCCGCTGGCAATTTGTCAATTTTTCGGGCGATGATGACAGCTTGCATAAAAGATGGTCATTGCTCAAAAGATAATGATACATACTTAAGCTTTAAGATCAAGAAGAGAAAAACGTTTTTTCCTTACTTGTGCGAGGCTGATCTCAAGAAATTATATGATCAAGAATATGCCGACGCTAGGATAAGGAACGCAAGAAATCTGATACTATTAGGCTGTTGGTCAGGTCAGCGTTTTGGTGATTGGAATAAATTAAAAGAAAGCAGTCTTGTAAATTACAAAGGTCGTCAATATTTTCAGCTACTTTCTGAGAAAACAAACGAGCCGATTTATATACCATCAAACAAAAAATTTATCAAAATAATAAAACAAGGCGTTAATCATATATCTTCTCAAAAAGCTAATCCAGCCATAAAAGAGGCTTGTCGGATAGCTGGTATAAACAGCAAATTTGTAAAGCCTAGTTTCAAAAAGAATATTCACGTCGACACGGAGTTTGAAAAATGGGAGTTGATCACGTCGCATACAGGGCGACGCTCGTTCGCTACTAACTCATTGATGTCGGGAGTGCCAAAGTATCTGATCATGAAGGTTACGGGCCACGCAAAAGAAAAAACATTTGATGAATATGTCCAGCTAACGTCGATGGATGGCTTGGAGCAATTCAGCAGCGATTAAATAATATTATTCGATCTGTGTTAATTCTATGTGGTAATTTCTGCATCCGTCAGCCCATAGGCTCTCAAAGCTTATTTCGTCCGTATCTAGTAGCTCTCCAAGAAATCTAGTTTCGACGTGAGCGTTTCCTGATGGGCTAATGTATGACTCTGTTTCCATTGTGCCGTTTTTATATATTTTTAAATGTAGCGACCCCGATGATCTGTAACATTGAGCTGAGAATGTTATCGAGTAAACTCCAGTAGTTGGTATTTCTATTTTATCTGTAGTTAAATTCCTAATATTGTCAGGATCCCATTGTGTATTGAAAACTCCGTCTAAGTCGAACGGGTGCGGATCATTACTGTCGATACCTCCGTCATTTACTTGTAAGTTCAAAAATACTAAATCACCGCCTCCGCCGCCGCTAATGTTATTAATGCTATCTAGTAACGCTCGTCCTTGATTTGCGCTTAGAGCGTTTGTAGCTGATGTCGATGTCAGATTATTTTCTATCGTTACGCTTGCTCCGTTTGTTCCGTCTGCTCCTTTGCAATCGTCCGTATCGTAGACGCTATCGTTATTGATATCTTCAGCTGGGTCTCCAGTACCGTTGCCGTTTAGATCCCAACAGTCGAGGCCGTCCGCTCCATTGTTTCCATCCGTGCCATTTGTGCCATCCGTGCCATTTGTTCCAGCTGCTCCGTCATTTCCATTTGTTCCATTTGTTCCGTCTGCTCCTTTGCAATCGTCCGTATCGTAGACGCTATCGTTATTGATATCTTCAGCTGGGTCTCCAGTACCGTTACCGTTTAGATCCCAACAGTCTAGGCCGTCCGTTCCGTTGTTTTCTTTTATTTCTACTACTCTGATGATCACGTCGGCAATAGAAGAGGATATATATCCAGTCATTCCAAAAGTGATCTCTTCGCCTCCTGTAAAGTCTCTGACTCCCGTCGCTCTAAATTGACTATTCTGCGCCCCTGATCCTTGATTTTTAATATAAGTTTCGCCTATGGTGGTAATCGAGCCGCCGTCAGTTAGTCTGATCCTGTAGCCAGTGCCCGACGTAGTGCTTTTGTTGTCATTTCCGCTAAAGTCAAACAAGTACCGACCGCCGCCTGACGGTATAATTAAACGGTCATTAGTTGCGTCTAAAATTGACTTGTTGTCGATTTGAGTCAGCCAGTCAGAATCGGTTAAACTTATTGTGCTGCCCATAGAGATACTACCAGTCAGTGCGGTCATCTCGAAAACTAAAGGATCGCCGCCGCCGCCGCCGCTGCCGCTTATATTATTTATACTATCTAGTAACGCTCGTCCTTGATTTGCGCTTAGGGCGTTTGTTGTTGATGTCGATGTCAGGCTGTCTTCAATCGTTAAGGGGTCTCCGTCTGCTCCTTTGCAATCGTTCGCATCGTAGACGCTATCGTTATTGATATCTTCAGCTGGGTCTCCAGTACCGTTGCCGTTGAGATCCCAACAGTCTAGACCGTCCGCTCCGTTGTTTCCATCCGTGCCATCCGTGCCATTTGTGCCAGCCGCTCCTGGTGCTCCGTCTGCTCCATTGTTTCCGTTTGTTCCTGTTGCTCCGTCCGCTCCTTTACAATCGTTTGCATCGTAGACGCTATCGTTATTGATATCTTCAGCTGGGTCTCCAGTACCGTTGCCGTTTAGATCCCAACAGTCTAGACCGTCCGCTCCG